CTCCTGGCAGATCTTGTCAAGTATGGTAACAATTGCTGCTTTGTCGCCAGACTTATTAGCAAAAAATTTACTAACAAGAGGTCCAAGGTTAAGATAGATTGAGTCAGTGTCGGATGCAATGACATAATCCTTCCCCTCCGTTTGCAAAAGATTATTTAGATACTCGTTCATGCGGTTCTCTATCCACCTGATAGAGAGTTGCCCTGACAGTGTGATTGCTTCTGCATTTGCGAGCCTGTAATAACGAAAATGCTCGTTACCGATAGCGCCATAAGCACTATTAAGACTAATTTTCTTAGCCATCTGGATGTTGTTACATCTGGATATTTCGTTGGTAAGTTCAACGGACGGATTTTTTTCATATTCTTTTTTGGCAGCGATCATTTTCTTTTTAAAAACGACGCGACTGTCATACATCTTCTGCATCATCTCTGGCAAGAAACCATGAATGTCCTTACGGTACTGAGCACCGTTAGCACAGACAGCATACTCACCATCAACAGTTACTTCCTGTTTGAGGAATCCATCAACAGTCGCGCTGGGATGTCTCTCATCCAGTAGCGTCTCTGGTGAGATATTGTACTGCATAATAAGATGAGGATACAGAGAGTTAAGGTCAAAACTGACAACCCAATCATAGATTCCTGGTTTCGGTTCCTTGACATATGCACCCGCGTACTTTTCTGACTTGTCGTTCTGCTTTTTAGGAGGGATCGCAATCTTCCGTTTGAGCAGTTCGACATAGATATAGTTATCCCACATGCGAACTTGAGAAAACACATCTTCATAATTCACCTTGGCGTCATATGCCATGGTGAATGCCAGGTCAAGTAACTTCATCTTATTGTCAAGTTTATCAACCAGACGAACATCGTGGATGTTGTACTCAATGAACTTTTGCCAATCGTTCTCGTAGAATTCTTTGAAGGTATCGTACTCTGAGTGGTCTAATTTTTTCTCTCCGAGTTCGACGCTGCAGATGTGGTCGAGTCGATAAGATTCTTGATTAGTGTAGGTGAACTTTCTGTATAGTTCAAGGTAATCCAGAGTAGAAATGCCAGGAAGATCGTAGGCAATTTGTTTACGTCCTTTAATAAAAATTTCCCTATAAGAAACAAGCTTCCAAGGACTAAGCATCTTAGTATATCTCTCACCAAGAATCCTATCAATGCGCCTAGCAATATAGGGAATATCAAAAAGCTGAACATTCCAACCAGTAATTACATCAGGGAAGTTGTCATTCCAGTATTCCAAGAACGCACCCAGCATTCCCTTTTCTGTTTTGAAATGCATGTAGTCCACCAGGGGGTCCCTGTTATCGTATGCTCGTGCCCCGAACACAACAATGCGACCAGTGAAGCTGTCTTTGATACTGATGGCAAGGATTGCCTGATCGGCAGTCTCGATATCTGGAAATCCGTTTTCGGCAGCGGTCTCAATATCGATGTTAAATATGCGGATGGCACTGCTGTCGAATTTGAGTTCATCTTGTGGATACTCCTCTGCGATATATTGATACAAAAATCTACTGTTACCGTATATATCGAAGTCTTCTACATCACGGTATCTCTTTATAAATTCCTTGGCGTCATTGATAGAACCTTGCTTCACTGGTTCGACACAATCACCCTCTAGGGTACGCCATTCTGAATAATTTTTTGTAGGGACATACAGGGTCGGATCGAAGTTGACCCTGTATGAGAAAGAATGCCCATTTTCATGACCACGAACGAGCAGACGGTTGCCCGCCTGCTCAACATTAGTATAAAACTTCATTCAAATTCAATGTAACGGGCAGTCATTTTTCTGGATGCATTTACCAGAACTGTAATGTCTGACGATCTGACAACGACTTCAGTATCGTCAGAGTAAGGAGGCCATGGAGTCAGTTGATCTCCATTGACCTCCAGAGGACGCTTGAGGATGCAGTCGGGGTCACCGTACTGTACATCCTCCACCTCATTAACTAACGCTAGCAGCCACTGGTCCTGAAGTCTCAGCAGCCGCACCTCGGTTTCCATCGGTTCCATTTAGAATCTCCTCACCATTATCGGGAATGAACGAAAGGTCAACACCTGCTTCTTTCAACTTGGCAACATAGTTGACAAGAATATCTTGATTAGGTGGCATAGCAGTTACCACATGAGAAGGGTTGAGTCTGAAGTCTTCATAAGGAGTGAAGACATTCCAACGACGGTAATTAACACGGTAGTTACCATCCTCTTCTCCATCAGATTCAAGATTCATGACCAGTGGGTAGAGCAATTGATATGCAACAAACTTATCTTCTTCGCGAACTTGAGTAAAGTTGCAGATAATGTTTTCACCAGTCTGAATCGTAATGATACGAATATTATGATTGATTTGAGTCTCAGTAGTCATAAGTTTGCAAACTTGTACGGTTGTATTCTAAACTATAAATGGGTGACTGTCAAGTCAAAGGTAGTCTTTGCGTTGATGGCGCTCGGGTACGATTTTATTCAGTTCGATCACTAGCATCCCATCCTCAAATTCAACTGATCCAACTTCCGTATCGTCTGCCAGTGTCCATGCTCTGGTGAAAGATCGTTGAGCCACTCCTCTATGGACATATGTTGTCTCAGTTTCTTTATCTTCTTTTTGTCCTTCGACGAATAATTTTCCGTCTTGCGTGTAGACATATACTTCTCCTTTCTTAAATCCAGCAAGTGCTAGTTCTAGTTTTGTCAAGATATTATTTACTTGAACTAGATTATATGGTGGGTAGTTTGATGTAGTTTCGTGTAGAGAAAAAATTCTATCAAAATATTCATCCATACCAATACTGTTCCTGTTGATTCTGTCGAACAGTTGGTTTACATTAGCTGCATTAAAGCGCATTAGATCTGCCATGATAGCTCCTTGATAAGCGAGTTTGTGTTGTGTGGTCCCCGAAGGCAACCTGGCGTAAAAGGGGGGTGCGAACACCCCTCATCCTCTTACAGGTATAATTATAACACTACAGTGGTATAGATTTCAATATAATTTGGGCAAGATCCGAACTTTGTGATTCGGTTTTCAGTATAAATTCGATGCTATCTTTGACAAACATGTCAAATGCTAGTGAAAACCGAACCTCACCTGTCATATTATTTGCTACTCCATGCTGCAACCACGAAGGAAACAGAGCAACATTTCCTTTCTTATTTGGACACTCATATGGTCCATGATATAAACTAAAGAGTGGTATCCAATAGTCAGTGCTGGTTGGATAGTCATCCAGACTCATGTTGCCACTGACAAATGTATTTTCATGTAGAGAATGTGAATGCATACCAATCGGTTCGCCTGGTTCTAGACGAACCGCCCACCCACGAATTAAAATATCTTCTCGATTCAGTGCAGGAACATCAATTGCTTTGCAGTAATCTACATACGACTGATATATCTTGTGCCTAAGAACCTGGATACATGGTTCCTTCCAGTCAAAGATATTGTACTTAGTCCATTCACCAAAAAAATTATTACCAGATAGTTGTTCGTTGTAAGAACCAATACCTGCTTTCTCAATCATGCGTTTTAACTTGGACGCAAGATTTCCCTGGTACTTATCTAAGTACAAAGAAACATCCAAGTTCGGTGCAAATGGTGTGTTAGGTTCCCAAGTTTTCCATCGATGTAGTTTAGGGTCGCAATTTCTCTGTTTAATTACCAGATCATTGACGCTGCCCTGCAAATTCACTTCGGGCATTATACCTCTTGCTTCTTTCTTCCAATATTATACTTACTTTCTAGTGTCCACTCACCCTTTTCTTTGAATGCTAGAACTTTAATTTGATTTAGTGGTGCCAGATCTGCAATTTGTTCTGCGTTAACAACACCAATCAATCCCCAGTCACTCAGCAACTGGACGATACGGTTACGACGCTGCACATCATTCAAAGAAAAGTTTGTTTTCTTACCATCCAAGGCAAACAATTCTTTAAAGTGTACAATATAATACTTGCCCTGCTTATGTAGAATATGACAGGACTGATAAATCTTTTTTTCTTTGCGTGATGCTACACCAATCCTAGTCAGTGTTTCTCTCACCTTGAGGAAATCATCTG